CGTCGGCGGTATCATCAGTCACAATGTCAACCTTGATACCCGCATTCTCACATGCGTCGATTATTTCAGAAAGCGTAGCATTGACACGGTAGATGGTAGCTACGGTTTCGGCGGTGATAGTGTCAATGTCGATATCAGAGACACGGCAACCAAACTCTTTTGCGAGACGTGACTTTACAACACGGTCGCTCTTGCTGTCTGAAGTGATAGCAAACTCTTCAAGTGCAAGCTTTCCATCCTTACGCACGATGTAATGACCAGCGACGGTGTACACGGACGAAACGCTCTTGAAAGTCTTAGCCATGGTTAGAACCTTTCTACTAAATACCGTTGGCCTATCCAACGGACACAGTAACCATACCAAAAATGTGCTTGTAATTGCAATGCCAAATCATTGAATCTGAAAATAAACAGAAGTACCATTTCTATCGATGATTGCATTACCTATCCTGTAATAGTTGCCATATTCATCTATGCCTAACAGGTTGTCAAACTGTGTTTGATTTACCATGTCTATAAATATGACATTGCTTTTCTTACCATCGCAGAACACAAATCGCTTGTTACATCTTGCGCGTTTGTCTAGTTCTCTATCGTCTGCAATATTGCATTTTATATGTGTTATAAACAGTGCATATACAATTAGTAGTAGATAGCCTAGTAATGCATACTTTCTAGATGGAAAATTATTAAACCATTGAACGATATCGTTAATCATTAGGTACCTCAATTTCTACAAATACGTGTCTCATTTCTCGTAGATGCTCTAGGCATGGATAAACACGTATCCTATCCGCAATAAGTCTATTACCATTAATAGTATCCCTACGGTAATAAGTTTCTATCAGGAATTCAGATCTACCTACTTTACCGTAAGCCCTATCAAAACTACCACCAATAGTACCAGCAAAAGCGTATATTCTGTATCTCCTATCATACGGGAAACGTGAACCGAACACGCCATTAGTTAGCTTATAGTTATGTTCTATGATACTTTCTGCTATTCCCTCAATGTAATTACTTTGCGTTAACATTATCCTAGCCTACTTTCTGTAATTGCATTTTCCAAACGCCATGCGCTAAAGCACCCACGCCAATACAAGCTATTGTCGAAACTGTTTCTAATTTCAAGTTGGCTATTCCTATCAATGCCCTTAATAAGATAATCCCTGATATCATAGTAAGTAACATAGCGCATATACTTACTACAAAACGTGCTTAGATGCTTTCTTGTAGTTGCAGAGCAATTGAAATTTTCACCAACATACATGCAATAGCTATCATAATCAAACACGCAAATCAGCGTGCTATAACTCACAAGTGCAACATGCTTGCTATTGCATATGTCTTTGCCGTCATAGTAAATCCATGCTTGACACTTGTTTAACTGTTTCTTGTTTAGCATTGCAATAATCCTTTCTACTTTTCAGCAATTGCCATTACATAGCCTTTTACATTTGCGATATCAGTAACATAATAACTATCAGCCATAAGGTTCTTAATGTGGATATCTGCAAACGTGTAATCGCTTTGGAGCTTCATTAAAGCGTCTGTGTACCACTTGTAGTACTCGTAATCCGCACGCGCATTAAAATCACTGTTGTAATAGGCTTCGGTGTAATACGCTTCTTTCATTCTGAAGCCATGATGCAGCTTTTCCTTGATGTAGCCAATTGCATCGTCTACAGTCTCGCACATATCCAACGCTTCTAATGCCGTGTAAATTGCGTCCTGAATACCCTCATAAGCGTCTGTGTAATACATTGTCTATCCTTTCTACTTTTGACTGTACCGCAAATCATAGGGTATAGGCTGCAATGTTAATCCTCAAAATACAGTGAGTAAGCATCAATTCCAAACAGTTCTTCAATAGCCTTTTCTAGTATCTGTGCCTTTTGAAATGCCTTATCACTAGCTCTTTCATATATCTTATTGCGTGCGTTATCTTCTGCGTATTGAGAGAAACGGAAAAAATCGTTCAGCTCTTCCTTATACATTTCATACAGCTTATCGAACATATCTTTTTTAGTCATTGTCTTTCATCCTTTCATAGTGTCTAGGAACAGTTACGTTTTTCCTATACCCTATGATTTGCGGTACCGTTTATTTTGGCTTGTGTGACTAGCTGCTTGGTACGTTGTGGGAGTCGAAAAACCACGTCTTGTTACCCTGTTTTGGGCATTGCTCTTACCGCTGAGCTAAACGTGCTGCTTGCCTTGTCACACTTGCCATTTCTTCTTGCTATTCTCTTTTCAAGGTACTGTGTCTTTCGACAATTACATATTACGCCCATGCGCTACATTTTCAAGCGGCGATTTGTAGTACACAATTTGAACACAAATTGTAGCAGAGCAAAGGACAACGCAAACTGTCGAAAACTCACAACACAATCACGCGACAACAGAATCACGCCGAAACGACGTATCCATGCATAATCTAACCGATTAAGCACCCATTTCATGCATAAAAATCGACCATTTGACCTCATTTTTACCCAAAATGGCCCTTGACCTGCGCAAACTCAAGCCCCTACGGCGCCTTAAATTGACACGATGCATAAACATAATGGGCTACAAGTCATTGCCCATTTATCTACACCTCAAATCGTCTTAGAATCGGTTTCAACATACTTATGAACAAATCGCTTACTTTTCAACAATCAGTACGTGCATCAGAATCACACGCTTATGCATCCGCAAATCAAAAGCGTCTAATATCACACATGCCAACTTGCTATAAAAGCCATATTAACTCACACAAAAAGACATGTCTTTTCGCCGCCCTATTAAACGCACGCGCACGCGCACGCACGCACGCACCAGAAACGTCCAAATCTTTTGAAAAGCAAAAAGCCCGCTCCGCGATAGGCACGGAACGGGCTAAGGGGTGGGGTCAAATTTTGGCCCTTTGAATTTACTCCCCCCTCCTTGCGTCAATGACGATACTCATAAGTTTCCTCATTGACAACATCAAAGCAATTCTTGACACGCAGTCTTTTTGCATTAGGGCCACACGACACAAGCGCGCTGAGAAGAATGCACATGATGAACGTTAGAGCAAGCGCAACAGCTTCTTTCCATTCTGCGTTCATTTAAGCTCCACAGTAACCTTCATGGAATTGTCTTCAAAAGTATGCAGCTCGGCTGGAATAGGAATCTCAGCAGTATTGTCGATAGGATTTCCTTCAGGATTTGCGTACTTCATCCAGCCTTCCTTGTCCATCCAAGCAACGTCCAAATCCAGCTCGCCGTTATATCCCTTCAAATGTCCGTTGTTTGAGAACTGCCACATTGCGCCAAACTGCCACGGAGAGCAACCACCCTCATACTCGGGCATATCCTCGAAGCTGGGACAAATCGCCTTTGGGTAGAACGCTTCCCACAGTCCGCACGTCATGGGAATCTGCGTGTTGTCGAACTTGCTGCGCTGCCCGCGATTGCTGCTCATATACAACATCGGATACACGCCAGTTATTGCGTGCAGCTTGTCAACGAAACGTTGGCACCATTCGCCAGTCTGCCCAGTCTCCGTGTCAAGAACAGGAATTCCGTGTCCGAAATATCCCTTGCAAGCGTTGTAGAAGTACATGGCTTCCGTCTCAGGTTCTGAGTTACGCGCGAAATGATAGAATCCGAACAGTGTTCCGTTGCTTATGCAGGTCTGCACGAAGTAGTCACAAGTTGACTCCACAAATCCAGTACCTTCCGTTGCCTTGACTACTACAAAATCAAGACTGTTCTGTAGTATTACAGAACGCAGGTCTATACTGTCCTGCCAACTGCTTATGTCGATTCCACGTAGCATGTCTAACCTCTAATTCATAATAATACGAGGTATAACCTCAGCAGTTGTGCTATTAATTGTAAGCAATCCTGTTGAACTGATACTAAATGACATATTGATAGCGGTATCACCATCAATTGTAAGTTTTGTGTTTGTGTAATAATTGCCAACTGTTATCTCCGTATCACGTTTTGTAAACGTAATCGGATAGGATGCACTCATACTACCCCAACGACCAAAGGTTATAAAAACATTGCTGAATTTAGCAAGATACTCTAGAGGCAGTTGGCGCGTGCCGTTCGCTGCAATCATCGGGAATTGAAGAACGTTCTTTTGATTGCATGGTAACATAGGCGTAAATTCTCCCGATTCGTTTACGGTAATAATATTACTAGAATCACCGTGAGAGTCGAGATAATTGTCTATGTACTCAATCTTATATTTGAGATAGTCGTTGTCTTGTCCGTAGATATATTGTCCAATGCTATTTTCCGAGAACTTGATATTAGCTGTTCCATCAGATTTGACAAGTCGCGTGAAGTTGACGAACGTAGTATTCCTTTGCTCTATAAGATTGTTTATCATATACATCTTGGCATTTGATTCTCCACTTACGATGTATACGGGATTGTCGTTCCAGTCACTTTCACCAGAATATACAAGATTATCTGCTGGATTTCTGATGATAGAGTTTGCAACGCTTACAAATGCGTTAGAAGCGTGAATGCAACTGTAACTGCAACCACTGAACGTTAGATTTGTGAACGTGATGCCTTCGAACGGACCATTGCCATAGATATCAATGGCATATTCACCCCAAATAGAGCTTTCGGAACGGGCACCAACATACGCAGGGTCTTGAATTTGCCTATTCATAAGCGAAGCGGTGGTGATAACACAATCACTGACAACTACCTGTCTCACATGGTCATTGTTAGTGCTAGGGGTACCTATGAACGTACCAACCGCATCCGTAGAAACGTCGCTCACAATAGCGTTTCGGAAACTTCCGGTAGCAGACTTCTCTGCATAGATGAAATAGCGGCCGACAAAGATAGACACATTAGAGATGGTCGGGTAATCCATGCGCTGGGCGTGCAGGAACGTAGAATGCGCACGGACATATTCGACATAGTTATCATAGTTGAAGTCTAGCGCGGTATCGACGTTGTTATAGCCAACGTTATTAAAGTAACAGTCATGGATGTTAGTGAACTCATATACAGAATCGAAGTGCAAGCACGTGGTCAGATAAGCGCCATAAATATGGTCAATCTCCACGCGCCGTATATTCACGAATTCAAAGCCCTTATTGCAGCCATACAAAAACACATTATAGATATGAACGTTGTCGTTTACATGGCTTTGCTTGTCGCGTCGGTTCTTGATGAGATAATCGTAATTCTTGTTTATGCTATCTATGCTAGTAGGGCATAGGTCACTTTCCATAAAGGCAAGGTCGTGTATGGAAACTTTCCTATCGGTAAAGATGGGCGTATTAATTGTATAGGGATGTAAGACGGTGCCCTTGCGACACTTCATGTCTGGCAACGTACCGAAAAGCTCGCCGTTTTCGGGCATTGTAATTTCTCGTATATAGTAATCTCCGCTTGGGATATAGACAGAATCCGAAAGTTCAAAACCTCGATTAATATAACTATCAATTGGGTCATTATATGTGCTAGGTAGGCCAATTTGGCGAAGTGATATATTGCTACCTACAATTAGAGTAGCATATAGGTTGTTTTCAAGAGATATCACATCCATATCGTTAGCAGTTGCATCTTCGGTGACAATATATCGACCTGCGCCACCATCACCCGATGCATAAAAGCCGTTAGTGTAATAGGTTTTACCCACTTGAATTGATGCAGCGCTCTTCATTGCATCAACTGTATCAAAAGTTTCCGTATGTGCATCGACATATTTTTTTACGCTGTTCTCTGCGCTGAAATCATCCTTTGGGAGAAGCGTATTAATGTCAGCCTGCGCTGCGTTTGCAGCAGCAAGGGCATTGTCCGCAACTTCACGCGCAGCAGCAGTATCACGACGATATTGCTCAACCTGCGCATTATAGTTTCCAGTAATCGCCCAGAACTCCTGATTGGTAATCTCGACACCCACGGGAACGAACTGCCTAGACGTGTACGAGTTGCCCTGATACAGAACGACGCTCAAAGGCTCATAGGTTCCCGTGTTGTCCCACTCGATGGAATCCTCGCCCTTTCGACCGAAGATTGGTACATACCTAGCGCCGATATATTGGCGCGTTCCAACGACCTTGAAGAATTCCTCAAGAATCTGTGCGATTTGCTCAGGTGTGAAAGTGTTATTTGGCATGTCAACTCTCCTAATAGTTCAGAACCAGTCGGCCATAGTCGTCGCTTGAGTAATCGGCAATCGTGTCAAAGTAGACAGTCAGCTGCCACACGACGTTTGCGCAGAAATACCCATCATCCGTAAGTCCAAAGAAAACGCCATGATTGAGGATTGCCTTCATTATGTCAGTGAAATTGTCCTCAATCCACTGTTTAATTTGTTTCTCGTAGAACTCGTCAAAGTGGCCATCCATGAACTCCTGAAACTTAACGCGCAAGCCGTCGATTTGCTCCGTGTTTTCATTGATAGCCTTAGCAAGCTCGTCAGAGTAGCACACCATCTTGACGAACTGCTTGCACAGCTCCTTGAAGCCCTGCTCCATCGTCGGTACGTCGGTGTAGAACTTTGGCAGAGCTGGTGTGAACTGCGTGAACATCGCATATGGCGGTATTCCTACATATGTAGGCTCATTGCAGCAACCCAATTACGACACCTCCTTCTCGTGCATCGTCAGCTTAGTTATGGAAGCGTTCAGATTGTTGATTGCTCCAGTAAGCTCCTTCATGCTGGTGTTAATCATCCAGAAAAGTCCGCAACAAGCTACAATCGGAAAGCCTACCGAACCAATTGCCTGAATGATTTCGTTATAGTCCAATTTGTCCTCCTTTCTAGAAGGCGTTCAGGTTCATCGTTAGGATGCAACTGAACAGTGGTTCCAATTCCTTTATAATCATCAGGTCAACATCGTCATAAGACTTTAGCCGCTCTGCAATGTCTGCGATGCTGTCCTGTCTGATTCGCTCGAACTCCATGTCCACGCCAGTGCTTGCGTAGTCGGAATTTGCGCCGCTTAGCTGCGTCTGAGGAAAGTCCGAATAGATGTTGCGCGACTTGTAATACTCAGAACCAGCACCAATAAGGTTAGGCGAATCGTCAACAAGACCATACAGATAAATGTACTTCGGCATAATCTCGCGCATGGTACGGAGGAATTCGTCCTTCCACATCATCACGGGAATCAGCGCAATGTCACGGTACTTGTAATGCTCGACAATCTTCTGCTTCAACTGCGTGTCCTGTTCGTCGGAATATTTCGGGAATTCCCAAGTTCCGTCAGACCAGTCGATGTAGCCATCCTGCACAAGCTCCCCAAGCGTCACGGAAGTGACGGAGTTGAATCGCGGATATTCGTCAAGTTCCGCATACTCGAAATCGTCAATCATGTCACTCACCAATCTCAGCAATGGCCTGAATGTCATGCATGAAGTTCCAGTTCTTGCTGAAGTTGTCCTGCGCCCAGACTACCTCGATTGGGCCTTCCAGCATGTCACCGAAACGCTCCGTAAGTTTCTGCGCCGCCTTTCGCCTTTCGTTAAGCGAATTCAGCGACACGAGAGTTGCGGGCCTTTCCTGAGCGGAAATCTCATCTTCCGTCTGACGCTCTGCCTTGAACGGAAGGTTAGGTGAGCCAAGCATGAAGAATACCTGATTCCATACGAACAGCTCATCCTCTGCAATCTCGTGCTCCTTGTAGTCAACTCCAGTTGACAGAATCTCGTAGTCAATGTCTTCGATTCCGTTGGTGGCGAGAATTGCCGGTTCACCATCTGCAACGTTTCGGAACAGGTTCACCATGTCCTGACGCTTGCGTTGGTCGCCCTTCAGGATGAACGGCATCTGCTGGTGGAAACGGTTAGTTCTCTTGACAAGGCGAATCTGCGCCAGCTCGCGTGCATAGAGGTCGATTCCGTTCATCAGCGGATAGCGCGTAGCGTTGTCATATACAATCACGCCGTTGGTGTTGTCACAGTTGAACTTAGTTCCGTTCTGTCCAAGCGCCTGCCACTGTGACGGAATGTCATACATGTTCGGTCTGCCATTTCCACACACTTGCAGCGACATGAACGTACCGCGCATCTTCTTAGGGAACGCGATGGTGGCCATTCCGTTGAGAAGCAGCTGCAACTCAAGGTAGCGTTCGTCACAAGTCTTTGGCAGGTTAATCCAGCGATAGCGCGACATTGCCATCTGAACAATCAAGTTTCTGTAATAGCTGTATAGGCGCTCGTTGAGGTCGATTGACTGCACATAGTTTCTAGGCAAGCATCCAAAATTGTTTCGACGATGATTTCTGTTGCGGTTAGCACCACTACGTTTAGACATTCTGAATCACCGTCCCATCTGCTGCTACAGTTGCCCAAGGTATGGGCTTCTCTAGGACAGAGTATAGCACATCATGGGCATCATCGGCCATTGACTGATATGCCGCTGCTTGTGCTGCCGTCTGCTGCTGTATGGCATCCAGCTTTGCCGTATGTTCATCAGAATCAAGTGCTTCTTGCACCTTAAAGGAAATGATAGATTCTATTTCCTCGTCAGACATTCCTTGATAGGTGTCAAGTGACAAAAGCGTGTTAATGTCACGAACGATGGGGATGATTTCCTCATTCTCAGTTGGCATAGATACTCACCCTTCCAATCTCGTCTGGATTAGACCAGACAGTTACGCCCTTCAGGAACATAGTCTCGATTGCGGAATTCACCGCATTGTTGGAACTGCTCCTATCGTCAACCCAAATGTCAGAAGCCTTCCAATAGGTGAAGTGCTTCATTAGCTTCAATCCAGACTCGGCTACATTCCACACCTGATTCAGCGCATATCCGAAACGGGCGAACATGTCACCAGCCTGACGTATCGCGGAGTCGCTCTGCGTGCGCACCTTTATCTGTATTCCTCGCGTCTCGTAATAGTCGGGAGACATACTACCAGTATAGGAACCAATTTGAATAGGCGCAGCGTTTCCAGAATCCTTGTACCTAGAGCGTGCGCTTGCTTGCGCGTTCTCAAGAATCTCCTTTGCGTTCAGTATTGCGACCTCTCTGGTGTAGCCACTGTTCGCGTTTGCCGTGTCCCTAGTCCTGTCTGCATTTGCGCGCATGGTCGTAGCGTCATTGTTGGTGTTGGTTCGTTCGCAATTAGTCGTGTTCGTTGTCTGCGTGTTCATGCAGTTGTTGGTATTACTGGTCTGCGTTGACCTGTCTGCGTTCATTTCATACTGATTTGCGGCATTGGCAACTTCCGCATGTATGGCAAGCGATGTGTTTCTTGACATGGTTGCACCAGCAACACTAGCGTTGCATTGCGCTACAAGCATGGAGTTTGAGCCATTTGCGGCACCTGTTGTCGCAGCCGTCATTGCTCCCAACGCAGCGGAGCCACCGACTACGATTGCCGCGCCTACAGGCCCAGTAGCACCAGCAGCCAAGGCACCAGCAGCCATACCTATGCCGCCAAGACCACCGTTCACGGCAGAAGCGTTGATGTTGGCAAGGTTGGTCGAAGCGGCACAAGCGATAGAGGTCTGGTTCTCCACCACAGTTGTTGAGTCGATGCAGTTGTTTGTCGATGAGTTGTCACTCGTTATCTGCGAGTTGTTGTTGCTCATTATTGTTTGACCATGCGAATTGGCACTATTTGTGTTTGCCGTGTTGCAAGCAGTCGCAGCATTGTTGTTCGCAATCTGCGTGTTTATGGTGTTTGCCATGTTCGTGACCATAGTTGTCGCACTTGCGTCAACATTGGTATATCCAGTGTTTTCTGAGTCAATGGAGTTCTGCATAGCCGTGTTGGTACCACGCACAGAAGTATGGTACCCGACAAGCGCGTCACGCCTAGCGTTCTGCATGGAGTTGTAATTATTCAGATTGTACGCAATTTTACCGCTCATGTATACGGCATACGTCGGAATGTCCCAATCGAAGCAGTTCTCGTACCAATCCCCGTTTGGCATTGACTTGCTGACGGAAGAACCGTTTATCCTCTGCCACGTATAGGACTCGCTGCCAACGCCGTTTATACCGTCAAAGAACACGCGCATGTTGAGGAACGGGAACGCTAGGCTTGTAATCGCGCGTGCGTGCATCCCGCTCGTGTTCTCAATCTTCACGTCAACCTTGCGTCCGTCGTTGTCTGTCAGCTCGATTGACGAATATGGGAACGTGTACAGCTTTGCGAATCGCTGGTATTCCTCGGGAAAGTCGAACATGTCCTTTGACAGCTCGATGTTTTGTGCGGTGGACTCGCGACCAATGCACGGATAGAAGCGATACCCAGCGACCTCAATCAAGTCACCGATGAACGATATCATGTCAAGCGGTACCACGACGCACGCAAGGACGGAGCGCAGGAAGTTGGGAATCCTGCTCATCATTCCCTGAATCGCGTTTCCGTCACCGAAGCAGTATTGAGCGTCGGTCGCATATGCGTACACGCCATTGGGCAACCTGTCCTTGCCGCCATTGCTTGCTGGTACGGACAGGCCAGAGTAGTCTCCCGCATCGCCGAAATTGTAGCCATTCACCTGCAACTGATATCCGTACCTATCGCCAGTGTTTGAGTATGTCGGATTAGTCCAACTGTCAGAACTCCAGCCAGAAACGCTGCCGATGTTCACAATGTCAGACGGCGAAATCGTGCTTAAGAAAACAAGCCATTTCTCACCATCACCAAACGGCATGTAATCGGCATTCCTCACGATGGTGTCAGAGCCATAGTTCACGTCGGGCGCGAGAAGGTACTGATTGTTTGCGATGGGATTTGCCAAATATTCGTCAACATCAGAATAGGCAACAGGCGCATGTCCTCTGTCAAGCACCATATAGTTTATATCCACGTCGTTCTGGAAGTTCATCCAAACGTCTGGAATGACTCGTACCTCGGTGGTATTCGGAGCCCTATACGAGATAGTGTCGATGAAGAAGTACCACCTTCTAATGCCGTTCGTAGTCTCGAAATCAATCGGATGGTTTGCGTCGGTTGCGATTGGCATGTCAACATACAGATAGTTGTACCGTGCCATCACGTCATATGGAATGGGCAACTTGATGAAGCCTTCTGGAACAACTCGACATGCCTGTTGCAAGTCGATTTCAAAGTAATCCTCTATTGAGTCAAACCACGCATCACGCTCTGCGTTCGTGTCGAACTTGACAACGTCGCTATAGTCGCTGTTCCAAATTACGTTCACCAGACGAACCTTCGTGAACTCATTCCATCGCGTGTAATCGAACGTATTCTGGAACTCATACACGTCAACAGTCTGTAGGTCTGGGAATTTGGTGTCTCTCCTGAGATGTGGGAAGTCCAAAGAAAATCACCTCCAAATAAGAAAAAACCGCACCAACCCAGTTGCAGCTGAGTCGGTGCGGTAAAACCTAACGCCCTGCAAAGCGTCGGTTTTGCGTTGGCTACTCGGTCACGGTTGCCGTGACGGAAGTGGTCAGCTCGGTAGTCTCGCCAGACGGGTTGATGTAGGTCGAAGTGATATCGACGGTAATCACGTCACCATTCTCCAAATCCTCGCCGACATGCAGACGACCAAGCCTGTCAACGAACGTGCGTGCGGAATTCACACCAGCCGCATCAGCACCAGAGCCACGCATCACGGATACCTCATAAGTGCCAGCGGTGGGTGCAAGCTGGATAGCGTCACCAGTGTACGAAGAACTACCCTCGGTCAGCGTGCCAGTCAGCGACAGCGTAATCTGCGTGTAATCGTCGGGTGCTGGAGTCGCGTCCTCAATCGTCGCGTTCAGTGCGGTAAGTGCCTGCGTCACAGTCGGGATGGAAGTACCCTCCTGAGTGGTGAACAGAATCGCAGGAACGAAAGGCGAAATGGAGTAGATTCCCCAATGATGCAGGAAGTAGTTCTGCCCAAGCGTCTTAGGATTGTAGATGGAGGTAGTCTCGTACTCCGTGTCCTTGCACATGAAGTAATCGTCAGTCGTGAGAAGCGCCACGGCACCAGCAATCGGGAACTCGTCAAGGACGATGATACGCTGCTGAACCTCTGCCTTCTCCATGTTGAACAGCACGGCGAGCGCATCCACGTCGATTGAAGCTTCGACCTCGGGCGTGATGAAAAGCACCAGCTCATTCGGACGTGCAAAGACGGGAACGTCCTTAATCTGGCCGCTGTTATAGATGGTGGTCGGGAAGGTCAGCTTTCGGCGATACGTCCTGAATTGCTTCAGAAGCGCCTTTGCAGTAGCTTCGTTAGTCGGTGCCGAAACCTGAACCTTGAAATGGCCCCACTTATGCTCATACTCTGCAATGAGCTGCTTCATAATCTGGAACTCGTCATACTCGTCCGAATTCATCGGCACCTCAAGAATGGCGGCAACAAGACGGTTCAGGCCACCTTCCTCGGTGAACGCAGTTCGCAGCTCGTCACGGTTGATGGTAATGTCGTACCTATCCTGACGATTCTGGGAGTGGAACCACTGTGCAACGTCAGGACGTGCCATCTTGAACACGTCCTCTGCATCGTCGATGTACGAATGCGCGCGAATCCACTTAGGGATGATTTCCTGAATGGTGGAGCCATACGTCAGACGCGACTTCTTGAACACCGCGAGCGGATTGCGCCAAGTCTGCTGATGCACGTAAGTCTCACCAATGCGCATCACGAGCACGTCGATGAACTGATTGTAATAGTTGCGATTCATGGGGTCAAAGAGAGCGTCGATGGTTGCGTCGATTCCCTCCTGCGTAGGTCGCGGAATCCTCTGTTGAAAATCGTTAGTTGCTGAAAGCCAAACTTTGTCGGCAATGGTGGTGTTAGTCTCAGCCATTTTCTAAATACCTCTTTTCTTGTTAGAGCGAAAGGTCCAAATCTGCGATGGTTCGCGTGTCGATGTAATCCTCATCATCTTCCTGCGGAGACTCGTCACGGATTACAGCGCCGTTGTCAATGACAACAGACTGCGCGTCTTTGATGGAGCGGATTGACTCATCCATTGCACGCATTTGTGCGCGCATTTCCTCCATAAAGGCACGCATTTCCTCGTACTCGCCAGATTGCTTCTTCTCTGCGCTTTCCTCGGTTTCCTCGATATCGCGCGTATCTGCGTCGGTATCTTTGACTTCCTGTTCCTCGTCAGTCTTAGCTACAGAATCATCAACATCTGCCATTTCTAACCTCCCCACTACAAAATAGAAACTTTTTCCAAAGCAGAACGGCCGCACAGGGATTTTCCCTGCACGGCCTGATTATAGCATAGACGGTAATCCTCTTGCACCTGTTGAAATGCGCATTTCCTACGCACGCACGGAGCGCCGAAACCAATCGGGGATGTTCGCTGCCGCGCTACTCACGTCGGCAAGGGTACCACCTATGAGGACATTGTATCATCGTATGCCAAAACAGCGCAACACGTCATAGAATCTTCTCTTCACATCAACACTCTCGTAGCGCAGAAGCCCCATATAGTACACCTCTCCAAACGTCTGGAAAAGTCTGCTAGTCCTCTTTGCCGCTATGTAGTTCACCTTTGCATCGTCGTTGGAGAAATAGTAAATCGACGTAGTTCCGTTAGGTATGTAGTCGGTTACATGATAGTACCCATTTATGTAATCCACCCACACGCCGAAATGGTTACCGTTGAAATGTATACCAAAGCTGAACTTTGCGTTCTTCGGCTTCTTGCATACGAAATCGCTTGTCATTCCAGTGAATTCGTTCATTGCGGAGACGCGCCCAGCTTCGGAGCCAGCAAGCATACGTCCTGCTACCGTTCCAGTCAACTTCTGTTGTGCGTACTCTCCTGAGTCCACATAATGTAGCAGAAAAGTCTTGTTTGCAAACCACCTAAAACCAAACGACAAGTCAGAGGTCACGCCATAATGACCAAAATAAGGATTCCCAAAGTCGCAAGCGTTGCCCAGAAGATAGAGTCTAGGCCGTATTGATTTAGTGTCTGCCCGTTCGCGCGAAACAGTATCGACAATGTCAGCAAGCGTAGCGAACTCATTAGGCAGATAGCTATGATAACGGTCAGACCTTTCAATAACAGCTTCATCTAGAACAATCCTCCTGACTTTCTTGAACGTGCGCTTTTTCATGCGTTGTGCATCGGTCATTGCTATGAAATAACCAATCTTCTGCCATTTCAGTTTTTGTTTTGCGTTTTCTTCCTCATCCTCATTTGGCTTTTCGGCAATGTAAGCATAACGCGCGTCAGTTCTAAAGAAATAATTCTCATTTTCAGGCAGTTCTTCCAAGCGTCCAAAATAACCATCTGCAACACCACTCAACTCGTTCTTATATCTGACGACTTCCACAAATCTTGAACCGTCACGTTTCCAGTCCTTTATAAACTGTCTACGCAAGCCAAAGGTCTTACCGTAGCCACGCGCACCTACAACCATGGTAACGTCAGCGTCATACGAAAACGTCTTTTCCCAATCATAATACTTAGGCATTTGAACCACCATAAAAAGCATCGTCGCAAATCACATGATGAAATTTTCGTAGCTTGCATTTCTTGCAACGATTAACGTCTGAAAATTTCACGCTAGTTTCGGCACAACAGAACTGTTTGCTATCCGAGTCGTAATATAGTTCCTCGCAAGTCAAGTACACAAACTTGAATCGTCGCGTGTTGAACTCCAAGTCCCTTCTCATAGAGAAACCTCCATCAAAACATCCCCATCGTCATTCTCAACATACGCCTTTCCTAAGAGCTCATTATATTGCAAATATCTTGTACGTGTGATTGGCTGGTATCCATACCAGCCTTTCAGCAAGTTAAGACATTCCCTGTTTGTTATCTTTAGCGTCTCACCCAACCACCTGCCAGACGAATACAATGACGTACTCTCATGAACGTCAACAAAACACTCTTGTTTCTTATAGTCCACAATCGTACGTTGGAATCTGTCCGTAACTCTAGGATGGTGCGATTCAAGCGAATACGATATCTTTGGGGATACGAACACGTTGAATCCCATGCAAAGCGGTAACGCCTTTTCAGCGCCATATTTCTCAACCATCCTAGTAATAAAAGTCTCGACATTGAACTTGTCACTAGGTCTTGACAGTCCAGCGCAAGTCACATGTGCCTTATCGTCGTATGAAATCCTACACTTGTTCCAACATTCCAAATGCCACTTGTAATGGTTGCCCTTGTTCTCAATCTCGAAGCCGCCGATGCCAGTAAGCGGAGAGGAATATTCTGGAAACGTCCTGCGCAACCTAGCCATTGTCTTGTCAATCGCATTTTTGGACGCTATCGCAATCGGCTTTAGCGCCTCATCAATCTCCTTGTCAGTTACGTCAAAGTCACAACGCATCTTCATTGAGTCTGTGTCACCACCCAGAATGTCAACGCGATTTCCAAACACTTTCTCGATAAGTTCCATAGCTATAACCATGTGAACCCTCGAACCACCGACGATGCGCATTCCATAGGTGTACAACACGCGATTTGTCCGCTTACTCTTCTCGTCAAAGTTTGATGGTGTCGTTATCGTGTTCTTGTCCACTACCAGCTCGCCACAATCACACTTGTACGTCGGTTTTAGAATGTCCTGTGCCATCGTGCCATAGATTCCGTTGAACATTCCCTTGACGGTTCCCGTGTACCATGACTTGAAGAATGAAGCGGAGCACGTGCCGTCCCTCAATTGCTGCGCTATTCCGTCTGGTATCCCAGCGACGTTGTATGGATATGGCTTTCCCTCTATGTAATGTTCCGAAATGAACTTTGCTTTGTCTTTCTGCGCATATAGCACGTTTGACTGTGCCGTTACGAAGTCTGGTGGAAACCTGAATGACCATGTTCCGTCGCCGCCGATTGGATAAAAATAGTCCCACTCGTACACGCGAGACATTGCCCACAGTTCCAACTCCGTTATGTGAACCACGATTTCGCTTGCTTCATACAGCTTGCCGAATGCGAATACGGCATCCTCAGAATGTTCGTCGTGCCAGCCATGCGATTTCAGTTCTTCCTCGCTTGCCACATAAGTCTCGCCATCCTCGTAGTCACCAAACAGCGTTGCCTTGCTCAGAAACTTTGACTCAGCCAAAAGACCGATTCCCTGCCGCTCGAAAACCGTGTTTCGTTTGAGCCTGATGTTCTGGAACCTAACACGAGAATGGAACGCACAATCAAAGGGCCTATCGTAACGCTCCAAAACCTGCTCGACACTTGTACCTAGCACCTTGTCGCACATTTGCTTCAGCTCTGACGGATTGCAAACCCTGAAATCCTCGGGTATCCTCCTGCCATTTATGAACGTGTGATGCATAGAGGTCACGTCAACACTTACGACGTTCTGAACGACATGCATTGAGGTCCTTGCAGCCGTGAAAGTGTATCCGCCACGAAAGCACGCCTTTCTCAATCCATATTGACCATATGTCTTTGGCGCTTCCTTCCTGCATAGCTCCAGCATTGCCTTTTCAAGCGAAAGAGATTTGCCTGTCTGTCGCTTTACCTTTGCACGTCCGATTGTGCGTCTTGCCATCTGCCTTACGATGCTTGTCTTTGTCAGTACCCTGTTGCCCAAATCCTCTTGTTTCAAAAAGTCGTTTGCGCGTAGAAGGTATCGTAAATAATGCGGAATGACTTGTACATCCCTTCCAGCGTAGAACAGTTCTTGCTCAGAAAGCGGAGTCTCTGGAGTACGTAGAAGGCTGTAATCCCAGTCACCGACTGCCTTGTCAAGGCCGCTAGTCCTTCCCATCGCCGCAAGGCCGCGCATCTCAAGATGAAAGGTGTCCCAGAATCGGAGAAGCAGATTGTCCGTGTCGGATTCATACAAGTCCACTGTGTACACGTTAGTCGAACTTTGGGCATTTGCGCGTATATCATATCTAGCATTCAAATCCTCCATCAAAGGATGCAGGTCAAACATAAGGTTATATGCACAAACAATTGGTACTACCTTTGCGAACTTCCCCCAATCGACATACTCGTCAATGCGATTCTGCATTTCCTGCTCTGTCCTGTAGAAGCTGATTTTATCGTCCCTGTTTACCTCATAGTTTGCTATATCTATGTCACGAATGTCATTGTCAATGAACAGCACTGGAAACGCTCGTGTCTTGCGTAAGTCTCTCTCATCCTCATCTAAGTAATTTGTCGTTTCTGTGTCATATACAGAACACAGAGCAAACTTACGCCGAATCATAGGTTACTTCTTTAGGTTGTCTAGTGTACCATTGTTACGATGCTCTATGTATGCATCAAACATTTTTTGCGTTAATGCACCACTTGAAATATTCGCCGCAATTGAACCTGTTTTTGGTGCATTAGGGTCATCTTTACGATACGATTTTTCTTGCTCATCTTCCTGACGTTTTAAATCAATAAGTAATTTCTTTTCTTCTTCCGTTAGTGGTTCATCGCGTTGCGCTTTTTCCAAAACTTCTATCTTCTTGCCAAAATAAAAATCAAACGCATCAAATATATCTCTCAAATTAGACGTTCCATAATGCTCTTGCATTGCTGCGTATCTGGTTTGAACATCCTTGCCTTCCCAACTTGCTTGTGTTGCGCGCATGAAACCACGTGCTTGCATTTCCTTCATTGTGTCAGTCTTTAAACCAGCTGACGCAGTTCTCACTTGTTCTGCAAACTGTTTGTTCGATTCAAAAGCCCTGTTTCTACCTCGTGTACCTACAGATTTGTTCAACAGTTCCAACTGACTGATTGCCGCTTCCCTGAACGCTTCTGTTCTTCCAGCTATCCTCTTACCACCTGAATAAAGCCTTGTCTGCTCTGCAAGTGACTGCAACTTTCCTATGGTTGTCTCAATGCGTGCCCTTGCGCGTTCGTCTGTCGTGCGTGCCAGCTCTATACGCTGCGCGACTATTCGCCTTTCTGCCGCGCGTCTCGCTGCCTTAGCACGATTGGCTCTGTTTTCCATTACTCATCCTCGACAATCAATCGCCTGCTTTTTAGCGCCTGTTCCATCTTCTTCATCATGTGCGCATAAAGACCACAATCGGCGCAATGCAGAGCTATGTTTATGAACAGGCTTTTTCGACTGTCACAGAGCCAACCTGTTCCATCCGTTGTCTGTGACATGTGCGGACATTTGAAGTCCTTTTGCTTAAGCATTTAAATACTCCTTAAAAGAAACGCGCAACACCGACATGCAATGTTGCGCGTTGTTTGTTATGAAATGCTATGCACTAGTCAAGCACGAAATCCAGCGTCTTGAGCGTGCGACCACCATCAAGGTTGATGGGCTTCACAAATACGGTAAGCCCCTCCGCAATCTCGTCAGGCGTGAAGATGGTGCGAATCCACTGAGCGCCACGCGCGATTCCGTCCGACTGCGAGAACAGCGCAGAGCCATCCTCCTTGATGAGATACGTGTTGGTGCATTCTGTACCACTCTGCGTGCGAATTCCCTTCGTGGTCATGAGTCCGACAATCACAAAGGGCTTGTCTCCTGCATCCTTGAGAGACGTTGCAGCATTGAGCGCCTTTGCAATCACCATCTTGTCGCGCTTAGTCTCGGCAGCGAGCGTGCAGAAATAATCGTCGTTGGAGTTAGTGGTCATAATCTCGTTAGCCATTGTCGTTTTCCTTCCTCGGTTTGTGCGGCATCCTGTCCGCATTGTCTACAAACTTTTCGATAGGCATTGAAGCCCAAAATTCGTCGTGCTCGATAGTGTCAGGATTGATTAGGAATCTGTCTGTCTGCAAAACAGTCTTGACTTTGCGCGTCATGGAATCTACGTCATGCTTCCCCCAAACTTTAATGTCGAAAGGCCATTTTTGATTGTTCTTGTCGTAGTACTCGCCTTTGCATCGTGTGGTTTGAATCAGTCTGCCAATTCGGTTATGTGCCATTGCGTGTTTCCCTCCCCTCTGCTATCCTTTGGCGTAAGCCAATTGTAGCACTTATTGGAGCCAATATGCGCGAGAATCTTTGTGAAGAGTTTGTGAACTGCTATGGTTTGTGTGGTTGTTTTTGTTGTCTATGTGTGCGCTATGTGTGTGGTCAAGATACATACCG